CAATGCCCTTGGTATTTCCAAGGTGCCGCGAAGGTAACTATCGGTTACTGGAGCAACCATAACTAAATATAGTATAATTTCATACTAATTCAATAGTGGCGGCTCGTCCGCACAATAGTCCAGGAGTACTCGCATGGCATTTTCCGATCCTCAGTCACTTACAATCAACTCGGTGGCAGTTTCCCTCCCCCGCACGTCGTTCGCGGCCAATTCAGGCGCGTTCACGGCGGCGGATGGAACTGTGAAGCTCAGCATCTCCCATCAGAATGGGAAGCGAAAGCGACACGTCATTCGAGTCGATCACTCCAAGGTTGCTGCAGATCCGTTTGTTACCGGGGTGAACCAAAAGTTCTCCATGTCAGCTTACGTCGTTCTCGACGTGCCGACAACCGGATATACGGCTGCTGAAGCCAAGCAGGTCGCAGATAGCCTCGCGGCTTATCTCACTGCTTCCTCGGGTAGTAACATCACCCGTGTGTTGGGCGACGAGATCTAAGGGATTTTCTCCTTTGATCTCATACTGAGTATTCTCCTCTAATCTCTTCCTAACCGTTTGGGATGCAATTTCCCATTAACTAGACCCTAAGAGCGGGCTAGATGGTTGGTTTGAGAGAAGTGGAGTTACGCTCAGGGATCGGAGACGCCAGGCAGGGATGCTCGTACCTCTATATGAAAGGGGCGAACATGAAAAGCCTTTTGTCTCTCTGGCAGAAGCTCGCCGATGAACTGGCGAGCTGGTGTCACACTAGCACCATCCGCGACTACAAGACCGTCGCGGAAAGGTCTGAAGCAGAGGGGCTGTCGTTTCTCACGATCAGCCTGACTAACTTCGGGGCGGACTTTCAAACAGCCCTGTCCCAAGGTTATGTCGATCACAATCTGTTCCGCGGTTACGCGTTTCAGAGAGGTCTCCCCCGATTTCTCGGAGGTTTCCTTGATCTTTGCTTCGATCGAAGTAGTGGCCGATTGCTCGACCAGCCTTCGCACGACGCCGTCTTTGCTGTACGTCAGCTCACGCTGATGTTTGGCAAGATGGCGCTCGAGTGCACCCCAGAAAGGGTGTCACGCGCAATACAAGGCTATGTCGACTGTGAGCAGTCTGTAAGTGCGAACGACCTGTCGCGTTCTCTCCGTGAAAACGTGGAGTTCCAAGACATGGCGTTCTTGCTGTTTAGGGATTTGTTCACTCAACTTGACCGAGAGGTCTTTGAGGGTGACATTCTCCCGAAACATGGTCCTGGTGCCACGGCTGACAAACTTCGTGCGAACGAAAAGTTTATGCAGCTTGAGTGGACCAGCCGGTTGGAGGAGGTGTTCCCCGCTGGGGATTACCTACTACCAAACTGGAGGTACAAACATGTACATGACCAACTTACGTGGCTCGAACCTGGTGACGAGAGGCCCGTTAGGGTCATCACCGTGCCTAAAACGCTCAAAACACCCCGGATTATCGCAATTGAGCCTACTTGCATGCAGTATATGCAGCAAGCGCTTCTTGAGCGATTCGTTTCGGGATTGGCTGCGAGTCCTCTTCTGGACCCGTTCCTCCGATTTTCGGACCAAGCTCCTAACCAAGAGCTGGCTCGAGATGGCTCGCTGCGAGGCGAGCTTGCGACACTGGATCTCAGTGAAGCGTCGGATCGTGTTTCGAATCTACTTGTTTCTACCCTATTCGATAGGTTCCCGAATTTACAAGCGGGGATCGATGCGACTAGGTCAAGACAAGCAGATGTGCCTGGACATGGCGTTATACGCATATCCAAGTTCGCGTCTATGGGTTCAGCTCTCTGTTTCCCAATTGAGGCTATTGTCTTCTTGACATGTGTCTTCCTTGGGATTCAAGATGTGCTCAACTGTCCACTGACCAG